AAGTTCAGGGTCTAAAATGTAATACTTCTTACCAAAACCTTTTTCTGCCTCTTGTCTGTTTGCTGCTACGTCTCTATGCTCCTTCAAATGTCTGTACCTGATATAATCCATAGGATGTAAAGGCATGTTGTTCTCACTCAATGGTTTAGTACTGTCTTCCAGACCGATCTGGAGCTTTAAACCATCTTTGGGAACTGAAGTAACAAGTTCATCAAAGAACCTCACTACAGATTTCCTGAAGTCTTTATCGCTGTATTCAATACCAATAATAGATGGCATCAGAATCTTTTGTTCTTCAAAGCTTAGTCCTGTAGCTGTGATTTTATCTTTAAAGTAGGGTCCAATACCACGATAAGTTTGTCCTAGCCAGGCTTTTACTTCAGGATCATCCTGTTGCATCTCTACCAGGCTAAAATAGCGGTGTACTTCAATAATTTTTCCGTTTATCATAATTTAGCTTTTAGTTTAGTTTTTAACATTTCTAGTTCATCTTCACTCCATATAGATACTTGTATAACCATTTTGTGATCAGGTATATATTTCATGGTTGAAGTTTGAATAATCTCTTTTAAGAGATATACACTAAGCTCTTCTTTTGTTGGTTCTGTCATAATTGTTTTGGTTCATAGTTTAATTATAAGGCTATAAAGATAGGCTTAATAGTATATCAAAGTCAATAGACACTTATTATTAAGCTTAGTTGACAATTAAATATTTATTTTGTAGATTTGTCTTATGAAGAAATGTACAAAATGTAATAATATTAAAGATTTGGCTTTATTTAATAGAAATTCTAAATCTTTAGATGGCTGTTCCTCTTGGTGCAAAGATTGTATTAAAACTAACAACAAAGAGAATTGGTCAAAAACTAAAATCTCAAAAAATAATTCTTTACAATTTTATTATGGAATTACCTTATTTGAAGTAGAACAAATGTACTTAGCTCAAGAGGGTAAATGTAAGATTTGTAAAACGTTTAAACCCACATTTTCAACCTCTGGAGGTTTGTACATAGATCATTGTCATAGTACAGGTAAAGTTCGGGGCCTTCTTTGTAATAGTTGTAATATACTTTTAGGGTTAGTTAAAGATAAGGCTCAAATATTACATGATGCTGTAGAGTACCTAGAAAACAAAAGTGCTGATCTTTCGACCAGCACCTCGTAACTAAACTATGAAACTAAAACAAAAGAGCCTTAGAAACCTGCAACTGTAGGAGAGATCTCCAGGTGTAGAGATGTGTTACCACGTCTCAAGTTAACACCACCAGTTGCTAATCTGTGGTATGATGCTGCATCAATGTCAGAGGACAATAGTGCAAGATCGCCACTAGAAATGTTATTTAAACCAGCCATAATTTTGTACTGACGTGGAGGGTTAGTTAAACCAGTTACCACACCATGTAACATTCTACGACCTTTTTCACATACAAATTGTAAGTTAGGTTCTCCATCAAACATACCATCATCAATGAACACCATTCTGTAAGACTCCAGAGGGAATCCAGTTTCAGGGTGCAAAGGTGATTTTACTGCTCTACGACCGTAATCGAAGATAGGATTATGTTTTACTTTAATGTAGTAACCATCAATATGGTACATTGCATTGAAGAAACCAGTGGACACTAAGTCATAGTTACCATCACCTTTTACAAACTTGTCAGCAATGTTACCACCACCTTGAGCAAGTAAGTTTTGGATTGTACCAGATTCTTTCATTGCACGATCAAACTCTCTCATACCACCACGGCCTGTGTACAAGGTAATTGACATACCATCTGTATCAGATTGACCAAACAATGCGTTAGCAAGTACGTTTTGCAAGAAAGCGTAAGTCAAACGAGTGTAAGTTGAGTAGTTGTTGATCTGCTCAAGCAAACCAGCACCAGTAGGGATTGATTTACCAGTAATTACATCTTTCAATGCAATCTCACCGTTAGTTCTACGGTTGTAGCGAGAATACCAGAACATATGTTCTACTTCTTCCAACCACGCACGTTCAAACTGATATTGTTCAAAATCCATCCATAGTTTCATGGCTTTTCCACCATGATCTACAGTGATTGACATTACCTTGTTTGCAGAGTTACCTGCCCACTGATGAGACATACGGATAATACTCATCTGGTTCTTGTATTTACCAGGAGCTACACGCTTGAATTCAGTACCACGAGATTCAGATTCAGCGTTAAAGGTGTTCAGATCACACCACAGAGAGCCAGCCTGTACTTCAGATGCAGGACATACTGTTGAGTCTGATACTGCATTAAGTTGAAGAGTGTACTCAAAACCTTCAGATACTTTAACTGGATCGCCAAGTACATAAGCTTGAACACCAAGAGGTGATTCAATCATGTAGTTACGTTTAATCCAGTTGTCAGTAAAGACAAGTTTAAACGACTGGTTACCCAAACCTAAGTTAGCTGTAGATGCTGGAGTTGTAGCAACTACGGATGCTTTATTCAAACGGCTCATTACAGGCCATGTGAACTGAATGTCATCCAATTCTTTTACTTTGTTGTTGGTTTTCTTAAAACCACCATCAGCTGAAACGATGTCACCCATCGTTGCCATAGCTAAAGGGAAGGACTTTGTAGAGTCGCCCAAAAGCCAGGTCAATTTCATTGTCAATTCTGCTGGTTCACCATGACGTTGAGCATAGAAGTTGTTTTCATCCAACATTGACTGTGCGTCAAATATATCCTGTTGTACCTGGAACCTAAATTTGTTACCGCGATTACCTGCCATTTTTAATTATTGTTTTTTATTGTTTATTCTGACATAAAGTCATTCAACGAAAGTTTTCCTGTTGAACTACTTGTTGTTGTTTTCTTTGTTTTTGTCTGTTCTTGTTTAAGTTTTAATCTTAAATTCTCAGCATTTTTAGTTGTTGCTGTCTGTTGTATAATCTTACTCAAATCACCCTTCTTAAACTGGAAGTATTGATACTGTAGTATCTTTTCCATGTTAGCTTGATCAAGTGGAGTAGCTAGTTCATACTTACCGTCTCCAGTTCTACGAATACTATTTACAACAAACTTCTTAAACTCTTGAGCTTCAGCTCTATCAGGAATCTTAAAGTTTCCTAACTTTCTGTTCTCAAGTATTTCATCAACTGCTGTTACCAAAATCTGATCTTTCTTCTTTTGTTCAGCAGCTTTCTGTTTTTGTGCTTCCAGGATTTCAGCCCTCTCAGCTTCCTGCTCTTCTTTCAATTCTGCTAAAGCAACTTGAGCTTCTTTAATCAACCCATTCTCAGAATCTTCATCAGCTTCAATCATTTTAGCAATCTTAGCTTCATTCTTTACACCTCTAGCTTTGTAGTATTCTTTTAGAATCTCTTTAGCTAAACCAGTGTCTTCATCTGAAAGTTGTACGTTAGAATAATCCCTACCAGTAGTTTGTGTGAACAAATCTGCCACATTTCCACCACTATAAGAAAACTCTAAAGCCTCAAACACTTTAGGAAACTTCTCTTTAATTTCTTCAAGGAAACTATCAAGAGCAGCTTCTTTTACAGCTTTTTCCCTCAAAGCAACTCCTTGAGGTGATAATGGATCTACACCTGAATAATCTATTTCTAGTGTAGTTCCTGTTAATTTTTCTACTTCTTCGAAGAAAGCCTTAGCTTGTTCTTCAGGATTAACTTCATCAGTTTCATCCTCCTCCTCGGTTTCAGTCTCATCCTCCTCAGTTTCTTCTTCAGGTTCTGGTTCTGGTTCAGGTTCAACCTTTTTAGCAACCTTCTTCTTTACAGGTTCTGGTTCCTCTTCAGGTTTTGGAGCTTCAGCAGCTACCTTCTTCTTTTTAGCAGGTGGTGGTTGAGGTTCAACATCCTCCTGCTCTTCATCAGTTTGTTCTACTTCCTCAGTTTCATCATCAATAAGATTTGCATCTTCTGAGAAGTCCTCGAAAGAGAACTTTTGTCCTTTTGCCATAGTTTTTAGTTTTTAGTTATTCAAATTTAATACTTATTTTTTGCTTCAAAATTTTATGTTGATACATACAATTTATCCAGCTTTCTCTTGTTTTTTCTTATTAATACGATTTTTAATAGCTGGTACAATTATGTGACTGAACAAATATGCCCCAGCCGCACCTAGAATACCAAGTATAAACGCTCCTATAGCTTCAAAGATGAAGGACCCTACAGTTGTTGCAGTTAATGCTCCCATAAGGATGGAGCCAAGTTCGTTACTTTGTTGATTTGACATTTTATTATGGTTTATTTTTTACTTTTAGATTTTTCTCCTGCTACTTTATTTTTTAGGGCTGTCCTAGCTTGTAACTCAGCTATCTCTTTCTTTTGAGTTATATCTTTAGCTTTCAACCCTAATTCTTGTTGCTTTAATTCTAATTCTCTATTCTTTTGGTTTGCTTTTACAGCTTCAGTTCTTTCTTTTAAAGCTATTTCTCTCTTTTTGTTTTGATCATCTAAAGCTACCTTTTGAGCTTGGGAAGGGTCAATACCTAATTCATCAGGATTCTGGTCTACACCAGACATCTTAAGTAATTCAAGATCCTCTTTTCTGTCGTACTCAACGTGTATTTGTCTTTCTTGTAAATAACCTTGTAATTCAAGGAACGAACCTCTGATCATTTCTAGTCTTTCAGCAGCTTCGGCTTCAGATAACTGAGCTTGTTGTTGAGCAGCCATAGATTTAGCTTCAGCTTCTTGTAGAATAGAACGTAACTTTGATAACGATCTAGCTTGTACTACATCTACAATTGTACTTGGTGATGCACCATTTTGAGCAAATGATTGAACTTGTTGACGGACCATCTCTAAGTTTTGTAGATCTCTAGCAGATCTTGAGATGTATACACCAAAGTCAGTCTCCATGTACTGTCCTGGATCTATTTGTAAAATAGCTGTACGCATGTCATCTCCTTGGTGCACAGCCTGGAAGCCATCAACCCACGCAAGTTTAGATACATCAAGTAAACCTTGAAGTTCAGTTCTTACAAATTCCTCAAACTTGGAGAATATTTTTTCAGATATAACAGCTGATTGATTAATAGCTGCTTGTGTACCTCTTACAGAATCAGAGGATTTAACATCACCTTTACGTTGTCTAGTTATACCAAGTAAATTATCCCATTCACTCTTAACATACTCCATTATTTCAATAATAGAAGATATGTGTTGATATAGACCTAAGTCAAGTACCGTGTACTGGTTAAATGATTTATCTACACCAGGTTGATTTCTATCAATTAAACCAAAACCCGTAGCTTCAGCCCAATAGAAGAATTTCTCCTCATCCCATCCCATCTTTTTAGGGATAACGTTCTGATCTATTAAAGCAATCCTACCTTTAGATTTAGCAATTGTTTTTTCTAAGTTAAAGTGTAGAATTCTATGTAATGTTTCATATGGTAACCCTAACTCTAATGGAGATACGTTTTGAGAGTGTGTATCAGAGAATCTACGTCCATTATAAG